CTTACAACGTTTTAAAAGGTGGACGGAACTCTTTTAAGTCGTCTGTAATCGTGCTGAAGCTCGTCTATATGATGGTTAAGTACATCATACAAGGTGAAAAAGCTAACGTGGTTGTTATTCGGAAAGTAGCTAATACAATCCGTGATAGCGTGTTTAATAAGGTTCAATGGGCCATTAGTCTATTTGGTCTGGATAGCCAGTTTAGAGCTACTGTGAGCCCGTTTAAGATAGTTCACAAGCGCACTGGTTCTACCTTCTATTTCTACGGTCAAGACGATTTTCAAAAGCTGAAATCAAATGACATCGGGAATATCATAGCGGTCTGGTATGAGGAAGCAGCTGAGTTTAACAATGCTGAAGACTTTGACCAATCAAATGTCACATTCATGCGGCAAAAACACGAAAAAGCTCCCTTTGTGCAATTCTTTTGGTCATACAACCCACCTCGGAACCCATATAGTTGGATAAATGAGTGGTTTGAAGACATCAAGACTAACGACAACTATCTAGCACACTCAAGCACCTATCTTGATGATAAATTGGGCTTTGTTACTGAGCAAATGTTAGAGGATATAGAGCGTATCAAACAGAACGATTACGACTATTATCGTTATCTGTATCTTGGTGAAGCGGTGGGGCTTGGTAATCAAGTGTATAACATGAGTACGTTTCACCCTATCGACAGCTTGCCAACGGATGATAGGCTTATCGGGGTATCTTTCGCAATGGACACAGGGCACCAGCAATCAGCAACTGCATGCGGTGCTTTTGGCCTAACTGCAAAAGGTAATGTGATTCTGTTAGATACATTCTATTACAGCCCCGCTGGTCAAGTGATTAAGAAAGCACCTAGCGAGTTGACTGTTATGATCCATGATTTCATTGAAAGGATTATGAAACAGTATCGAGTGCCTAAACTTAAAATGACCATTGATAGTGCAGAGGGTGCGCTTCGTAACCAGTATTTCAAAGATTATAGAGAGCGCTGGCATCCGGTAGCTAAGAAGAAGAAACAGACCATGATTGATATGGTTATCAGTCTATTAGCTGAGGGGCGTTTCTATTATCTGGACATACCAAGTAACAGAATATTCTACGAAGAACACAAGATGTATCGCTACGACGAGAAGACGATACACACAGACGATCCAAAGGTTATCAAAGAGGATGACCACTGCTGCGACGCTATGGAATACTTCGTTTTAGACAACGCTAGGGCGTTAGATTTGAAAGCTTAAAGGAGCTAATAATGGGAATAGTACAGACCATTAAAGACCTATTCACAAGGAGTAAATACGTTATGACAACCGAAAGTCTAACTAACATCACAGACCACCCTAAAATAGCGGTATCAAGTGCTGAATATGACCGCATTAGGGAGAGTTTGAAATACTTTGCCGGCAAATATCCGCTTATCAAGTACACCGACAGCAACGGCACACCTCAAAAGAGGGCGTTCAATCACTTGCCTATTGCAAGGACCGCTTCAAAGAAGATTGCTAGCCTTGTATTCAACGAACAAGCTGAAATCAAGGTGGATGATGCAACGGCTGATAAGTTCATTCAAGAACAACTTAATAATGACCGCTTTACAAAAAACTTTGAGCGCTACCTAGAGAGCTGTCTTGCTCTTGGTGGCCTTGCAATGCGTCCTTATATTGACGGTGAGCAAGTCAGAGTGTCATTTGTGCAAGCGCCGGTCTTTCTGCCGCTGCAATCGAACACGCAAGATGTATCGAGTGCTGCCATTGTTACCAAGACAACGAAAGGTCAAGGTAAGAAAGTAATCTATTACACGCTAATTGAGCTTCATGAGTGGTCTAAAGATGGCAAATATACCGTATCAAACGAGCTATACCGGTCGGACAATCAAAACATTGTAGGTCAGAGGGTGCCACTATCAGAGGTTTATGAGGACCTGGAGGAATCAGTGGAATTGCACGGTTTAAGCCGTCCACTATTTACCTATCTGAAAGCCCCTGGCATGAATAACAAGGATATCAATAGCCCTCTTGGTCTATCTATTTTTGATAATGCTAAGACTACGATTGATTTTCTAAATGAGACCTACGACCAGTTTATGTGGGAGGTCAAAATGGGGCAGCGTCGTGTTGCTGTTCCTGCTCAACTGATTAAGCCTATCTATACCGAGGAAGGCGACAAGGTTGTTGTCCGACATCAATTTGAAGTAGGTCAGAACGTCTATGAACAGTTCGATAGCAACGATATTGACGGCGGCGTTAAGATTACCGACCTTACTACACCTATCCGTTCAGAAGATTATATCAAGGCTATCAACGAGGGTCTGAGCTTGTTTGAAATGCAGCTGGGTGTGTCAGCTGGGATGTTTACGTTCGACGGAAAGAGCATGAAGACAGCGACAGAGATTGTCAGCGAGAACTCAGACACCTATCAAATGCGCAACAGCATTGTCTCATTAGTCGAGCAATCACTACGAGAGCTAATCATTTCAATGCTAGAGCTTGCCAAGGCTTACGGTCTATACAGTGGCACAATCCCAGATATGGACGCTATCAGTGTCAACCTCGATGATGGTGTCTTCACTGACCGAAACGCAGAGCTTGATTACTGGATTAAAGTAGTTAACGCAGGCTTTGGAACTGACACAATGGCCATTGAAAAGGTCCTTAACGTAACACCAGAGGAAGCCAAGGCAATCAAAGCGGAAATCAACGGGAACACCATTGAAGAAGCCAACAACGATAGAAGCCTAGAAGATAAGTCGATATACGGGGAGTGATAACCTATGGCGAATAAGAAACCAATCAAGCTAAATGATCAGCAGCTAATGCTAGACGCTAGCCGTGTCGCTGATATATATCATCAAATGACAATGGACTTATTCGACCAAGTTGTTGACCGAATCAGAGAGCGTGGCAGTGCTAGCCTAGATGATAACCCTTATATCTGGCAGATTGAGAAAATGAGTGAAATGGGCTTGCTCAACGATGAGAATGTCAAGCTTATCGCTGAAAGGTCCGGAGTAGCTGAGCAACAGTTACGCTACGTCATTCAAAACGAAGGCTACCAGATATATAAGGACACTAAAACCCAGCTATTAGATTCAATGGGTGGTGGTGATTTTGTGGATAACAATCTTATCCAGATTAACCTAGCTAACTACGTCAATCAGACCATGGGAGACATCAACAACCTTATCAATACCACGCTGCCAGTCAGCGTCAGAAAGGTCTATCAGTCCATAGTCGAGGAAACAGTGGCCAAGGTTGTCACCGGGGTTATGAACCCCACTCAAGCCGTATCTACTACGGTTATGAAGTGGGCTGAAAAGGGCTTCTATGGTTTCACAGATAAGCAAGGCAAGCGCTGGAGAGCTGACACATACGCTAGGACGGTTATTCGCTCAACTTCATGGCGGGTCTATCGTGAAGCTAGAATGGCACCCGCTGAGGAAGTGGGCATCGATACATTCTATTATTCGATGAAGTCAACAGCCCGTGAGATGTGTGCCCCATTGCAACATCAAATAGTTACGCATGGTCCGGCAAGGACCGAGAAAGGGGAACGCATCTATTCGCTATCTGACTACGGTTTTGGTAGTGCAGGCGGCTGTCTCGGGATCAACTGCCGCCATGAGATAACACCGTTTGTTGTTGGTGCTAACTATAAACCAGACTTACCGGAACACCTAAAGGACCTAACGCCAGAACAAGCGATAGAGAACGCCAATGCTCAAGCTAAGCAGCGAGCTATAGAACGCTCTATCAGGAAGTCTAAAGAGTTGCTTCATGTTGCTAACAAGCTAGAGGATGACGAGCTAATAAGCAAGTACAAGGGGCAAGTTAGAAAGCAGCAAGCGGCTATGAGGGACTATCTGAGACAATACCCGTTTCTATATCGTGACTATTCGAGAGAGAGGTACTACGATGACCCGTTTAACCAAGCTAAAGCAGAAATCGAACTGCGAGAGCAACAGAAAAAGAAAGCTGGTGATCCAACATCTTGACTCGTAGGAACAGACTACTAATAAAAATCGTATCAATTTGATGCGGTTTTTTTTTGACCTGCCACAAGTCGTAAAACTGGGCGAATACAGTCCACCGGACGTAAAACAAAGGAGTTTTAGACATGAGTTTAAAACGTGACATGTTAGTTGAAGCTGGTATCACAGATAAGAGTGTGATTGACAATATCATGCAAGCGTACGGGGCAGGTATTGAGAACGCTAAATCACAAGCTAAATCTGAGCTGCAAGCTGAAAACGACAGCCTTAAGCAACAACTTGAGCAACAAAGCCAAGCGCTCGAAGACTTGAAAGCTAAAGAGGGAGCTAGTGAAGAAGCTAAGCAACAATTAGCGGACTTACAAGCTCAATTTGACACTTACAAGACTGAGAATGAAGCCAACCTTGCGCAAGTTAAGAAGACAAATGCGGTAGCTTTGGCATTGAAGGACGTAGGAGCTTATAACTCTGAGGACCTTATGAAGTTTATTGACCTTGACAAGATTGAACTAGGTGAGGACGGCAAACCAGTCCTAGAAGAAACTATCAACGGTCTTAAAGAGTCTAGCCCTTACCTCTTCCAAACTCAAAGCGAACCGCAAAACCCAAATATCACTGTTCCGGGGAATCCGGCAGCGGACGCCGGGCAGGATATTAGCGCAGAAGATAAAGCCCTATTTGAAGGCTTTGATAGCGTATAAAAAGAAAAGAGGTATTTAAAACATGGTTGTTAACTACGCACAGAAATTTGACAACAAAGTTGATGAACGCTTCACAAAAGAAGCTCTTTCAACTGGTATCATTAACCAAGATTTCGACTTTACTGGTGTTGACACAGTTAAAGTGTATTCTGTTCCAACATCTCAAATGAACGACTACACAACAAGCGGTGTCAATCGTTACGGTACAGCGGATGAACTCGGTAACACTGTTCAAACAATGGTATTGAAGAAAGACCGCTCTTTCACTTTCACAATCGACAAGAAATCTGAACAAGACACAAACGGTGTGATGGAAGCTGGTAAAGCTCTTGCCCGTCAATTGTCAGAAGTTGTTATCCCAGAAATCGACACTTACCGATTCGCAACAGTCGCAGGTGGTGCTGACACAGATAACATCGTTACAGCAGCAGTTACTAAAGATAATGCTTATGAAGCAGTGCTTGACGGTCAAATTAAGCTTACAGAAGCATTTGTTCCAACAGCGGGGCGCGTGCTTCACGTATCTTCTAAGTTCTACAAACTTATCAAGCTTGACCCAGCATTTGTTAAACAGTCTGATCTTGGACAACAAATCACAATCAATGGTCAAGTTGGTATGATTGACGGTATGCCAGTAGTTCTTACACCGGGCCGCCTTCCACAAGGTGTTGAGTTCATTATTGCTCACCCAGTGGCTACTACATCACCAGTTAAGCTTGAAGACTACAAGATTCACGATAACCCACCAGGAATCAACGGTAAACTTGTTGAAGGACGTATCCGTTACGATGCTTTCGTCTTGGAAAACAAGAAGAAAGCTATCTACGTTCACAAATCAGCCTAATAGGGGGTAACTATGGCAGCAGCTAAGAAGAACGAAGAAACAACAGTTAACGGCGTTGTCTTGACCAAAGACGGCGTTAGCTTCACAGCTACTAATGATGTTGCTGTTTCAGCATTTCTTAATCTCGGTTACGAAATCGAGGAATAAACTAGAAGGCGGATAATACACCGCCTTTTTTATATGGAGGTGGTTAAAATCGCTTATCTAACTGAAAACGAGTTTGAAAAACTTGGTTTTGATGAGGTCGAAAACTTTGAAAAGCTACGAGCTAGAGCAGAATTAGCTATCAATATGTTTATTAGAAACCTCTATGACTTTGTTGATTTTGAAAAAGAACTGGAATATCGAAAGAAAGCCGTCAAATTAGCAACGGCTTTTCAAATTGCCTACTTGGATAGTAGCGGCATTATGACCGCTGATGAAAAGCAATCAGTCTCTAGTGTGTCTCTTGGGCGGACCTCAATCAGCTACAAGAGCACGTCTAAGGCTTCCACTGAGGGCAGCCGGTATAATCTATCTCTTGACGCTTTGAACGCTCTTAAAGGAGCGGGATATGGCTATAGGGGGGTATGTTATGACCGTTATTGACAAACGTATGCTAGTTGATACTGTCACAATCAAAAAGCTAACGGGTGAAACGGACGTATGGGGAAAAGTAACATATGATGAGCCCACAACCCTAAAACCTGTTAGATTTGATAGGCAGTTCAATGTTAGCGGTTCAACTAACAACCGTAGCGAATCAAAACCGAGTGTTTTGTTTGTCTATCCGAAATATTGTCCAGTGGTTCTTGACGAGAGTTTTGAAAATGGCTTGATTAACGACGGCAAACGATATTATAAGATTCGTTCCGTCATTCCAGTTTACTATCCAAGGCAAGACAAGGTGTTTTGCTATGAAATCGAGGTGATTTGATGGGTGCTAATGTAACCGTTAAAGTTGACTTGCAAGGGCTCGAAAAGAAATGCAGTCCAGAAGCTGTCAAACGTGGAAAGGTTGCCATGATTGGTCAAATGATAACCGACATGCAGCCATTCATCCCTCGTAGAGATGGAACCTTGAGCGCTAGCGGTTCAGCTTTTAGCGATGGTATTAGATATCCGGGACCTTATGCAAGAGCTCAATTCTATGGGTCTAGTTACAACAAAAATAGGAGCTTCACTTTCAGCAAATACACTACACCCGGAACTGGCAAGCGGTGGGATAAGAAAGCTATTCCTAAGCATGGTAAGAACTGGGGCAAAGTCGCACTTCGTGCTATGGGGGTTAATTAATGAACGACAACGATTTTTCAGAAGTTCTAGCAAACTTCATCAATACGCTTGGACTGCCGTTGAAATGCAAACTTGATTATCTTTCAGAAGACGATAGCCTTTCAGTCTATCCATTGCCGGGTGGAAAAGTGGAAGACGAAGACATGGCTGGCACTCAGATTCTATCGCTACCGTATGAGATAGCTATCAAATCAAAGGATCAGCAAAAGCTAAACGCTATTCTGTGGAAGATAAACACCGAGCTTTCAAAAATTGGCTTTGAGCTACCAAGTAAAAACAATTCATATACATTCCTAGCCTTGACCGTCGAGACACCGAGCTTAAACGATGCTGACGAGCAGGGCTTTTACATTTACTTGCTTGATTTGCAGGCAAGACTAGAAGTAGAAAGGAGCCTTAATTAATGGCTAAATTTAAAAATGCGATTCGCAAACACTACATCGCACCTTACGACCCAGAACATCCGGACACACCACCAACCGAAGATAAGTATCTTTGGATTGCCAAAGGTATCAAAGAATCTGCACCAGAAAACGACGCAGAAGATGATGACATTGCTTATTTCGATGGTGATGGTACTAAAGAAAAAATCATTACTTCAAAATCTCGCGGTCGTTCGTTTGAGGGACACCGTGATTACGACGATAAAGCTCAAAACTTTGTCGCAGAAAAAGAAGACGCAGTAGCTGATGATCTTATCATTTGGTACAAGGAAGTAGTACCAACAGGCAAATACTACAAGGAAGGCCCTGCACGTTTGTCTGAAATCGAAATTGGTGACGGTGAAGCGTCTGAACTTGAATCAATCAAATTCCAAGTTAACTGGTCTCGTACACCACAGAAACATGACATCAGTGGCACACCAGTAGCGGCTGCCGCAGTAGCAGCTTCTGGCACTGGTTCTGAAACTTCTGGACGTGCAGCGTCACCAGGGGCTAGCCGTTCATCTGAAACTGAATCAGCAACCGTAACTGGTTAACCTAACTAAATAAAAAAACAAGATAAGACAACTAAGAGGGTGGGGTTTAGCCCTTACCCTCTTTTTTTCGTATTAGAAGGAGAAATAACAAACATGGTAGTAATTAAAAAACGTAGCAATGTCATCCCTGTAGATTTCGGTGAGTTCCAACTTAATTTCCCAGTTTCAGACGGCAATATTCAACGCATGAAGGCCGTTGGTGAGGATTTGCAAGCCAAAGGGCAAGCTTTCCAAGAAACAAGCGATGAAGAAGCTCTCGGAGCTTTGAAGGCATTGGTAGAAGATGGTTTCAACCAAGTATTCGATGATGAAGAAGCGTTCAAACAAGTCTATGCGTTTGCTGGCCAGTCAACAATCAATGCCATGTTCTATCTGATTGAAGCCATCAAAGGTATTTCAGAGGAATTTGAAAGTCAAAACTCAAAAGCAGCCCTCGACAAGTATCTAAATGCTTGATTTATCACGAAAACTAACAGACAAGTTAGTAATCGATGATGAAGAATTTCCTCTTAATCTGTCCTTTGATAATGTTCTACGGCTCTTTGAGATGTGGAGGGATGAAGACGTCCCAGAGTTTGTTAAGCCGCATTTCGGTATTCGTATTTTGACTGGTGAGACTTTAGAAGACTTCACTGTCGAGGAAATGTCTGAGGTGTTTAACGAGGTTTTCGAGGAACATATCAGCTTGTCAGAAGTCGAGGACAACCATGTCGAGTATGACCTTGCTGGCAACCCTATGAAGACCACAGTAAGTGATGATACGAAACAAAGAGCACCTTATGATATCCGCTACGATGGTGATTATATCTATGCGTCATTCTTGCAAGCTTACGGCATTGATCTATTCGATGTCCAGGGCGAACTTCACTGGAAAAAATTCAACGCTCTACTTTCCGGACTGCCAGAGGGCACCAAGTTCATGGAAGTTATCAAAATCCGGAAATGGAAACCACAGAAGGGCGACTCAGCTGAATACAAAGAGGAAATGCGTAGGCTTCAAAAAGATTATGCTCTCCCTTACGAAACTGTCGAGGAAGATGAAGAATACGAAGAAGAATTTTAGAAAGGAGGGATAATCTATGGCAGATGGTACAGTCACCATAAAGGCGTTATTCGATGGAAAAGACGCTGAAAGTGGGGCTAAACGTATCAAAGGGGCTTTAGAGGGTTTGAAAGGTTCAGCCGGTAAAGTTGGTTCGGTCTTCAAGTCTGTCCTCGGTGCAAACTTAATCGGTGGTGCTATCATGGGCGGTATTAGTGCTCTTGGCGGCGGCATCAAATCAATGGTAGGTGAGCTCAATAGTGCAACCAAAGCGTGGAAAATGTTCGATGGGAACATGGAACAGATTGGGATGCCTACTGACCAAATTAGACAGGTCAAAGGCGAGTTGCAAGATTTTGCCACCAAGACAATCTATTCAGCGTCCGATATGGCCGCCACCTACTCTCAGTTAGCAGCGGTAGGAACCAAGAATACAACGGAACTCGTCAAAGGCTTCGGGGGACTTGCAGCGGCAGCTCTAGACCCTCAACAAGCCATGAAGACCTTGAGCCAACAAGCAACCCAAATGGCTGCTAAACCTAAAGTTCAATGGCAGGACTTTAAACTCATGATGGAACAAACGCCTGCCGGTATTGCCGCAGTTGCGAAAGAAATGGGCATGAGTACCGATGAAATGGTCAGAGCTGTTCAAGATGGCAAGATTAAGACCGAGGACTTCTTCGATGCCATAACTAGAGCTGGTAACAACCCGGTATTCAGTAAGATGGCAACAGAGTTTAAGACCGTTGACCAAGCTATCGATAGTATGAAAGAGTCTATCGGTATTAAATTGATGCCACAATTTGAGAAACTTAATCAGATTGGTATCAAAGCGGTGGTAGGGTTAACCGATGCCATTGAAAGAATGGATTTCAACGCTATTGCTGATAAGATTGGCAGTGGGCTGTCTTCACTTTGGAAGGGCTTCACAAACACTGGAGCTTTGAAAAATATAGGTGCGACATTCACTTACATCTCAAGCTCAATCAAGCAACTATTCAGCAAGATTGACGGAAACAAACTCATGCAGGGTATTGGTTCAGTGTTTGGTGATATCGCTAATGGGATCTCACAAGCCTTGAATATTGCCACAACATCAGTTAGAAGCTTCATCAGCTCATTTGCTGACACTGGAGCGTTTCAGTCGTTTAAAGCAGCGGTCGAAGATACATGGAACGCTCTTAAAACCATCGGTTCGTCATTTGGCGAGGTGTTGGGTAGCTCACAAACGCAGTCAATCATTGCAGGCATTGGCTCAGCTCTTGGAACGTTAGTTAGCTGGATATCTCAAGTTATTTCAGCAATATCTAGGTTCATTAGTGCAATACCTCCGGGCATCTTAAACGGTATCACTAGCGGTATTTTGGCAATGGTAGCAGGTTTTATGACTGCCAAAGCTGGGATTTCAGCGGTAGGCGTTGCATTGAAAGGTTTGGACTTCATCAAGAGTCTAAACCCATTCAAAAAGTTCGGAAGCGATGCCGCCGCAGGTTTAGGAGAAGCAACTAATAGCGCTAGACGCTCTAAATCGACAATTACTCAGCTATTTAGCGGAATGGCTAATGTCATTAAATCAGCAGGGACTAGCATTTCAACGGCTGCCAAGGGTATTGGAACAGGACTATCAACTGCTTTTAAAGGCTTTGGCCAAGGGCTTAAAGCAGCCTTGCAAGGTTTAAGAGGTCTCAACCCAGCTACATTGCTTTCATTCGGTGCATCCGTAGCCATCGCCGCAGTCGGAATCGGTGCTGGTATTGGTATTATCGTTGCATCATTCACCCTTTTGGCTACTCAATCCCAAGGCGTTTCACAAATTCTAAACGCCATCGGGTCAGCGTTCGGAACTGTTGTTGAATCAATCGGTAAGGCAGCAGGAACTATCGTTGAAGCGTTCGGAACTGCTTTTGCCACTGTCGTTAAGGCAGTCGGTGAAGCTGCACCAGGACTCGCCAAACTATCACCATTGGTTGAAGCAGTAGGAACAGCTCTAGGCAATGCAGCACCATTCATTACGGCGTTCGGTAACGCTTGGACATCCATTTTAGGAACGTTGCCAGCTATTATCAGTGCATTTAGTGGGTTGGTTGGTGCCATTGGTTCTGCAATCAGTCAAGTAGCTACCGCAATTACTCCGATTGTTCAAATCATTGGGAATACTATTACAGCAGTAGCTCAGATTATCGCTAACGCAATCGTGGCAATCGCTCCAGTGATCTCGAATTGCATCGTTCAAGTAGCTCAAGTAATCGGACAATTTGGACCACAGATTGCAATGGTTTTGCAAGTAATTGTACAAGCCATTCAAGCAACAGCACCAGTCATTATGGCCTTGATTCAAGGGATTGTGACAGTGGTTCAGACAATGGCACCAGTCATTAGTCAAGTGATTTCTGCCATTGTTACCGTTGTTCAAACATTGGCGCCTATCATTAGCCAAATCATTTCAGCTATTGTCACAGCAATAACTCAAATCGTGCCTATCATCACAGCGATTGGTGGTGTGATTAGTGCTGCATTCAGTGGCATTGCATCGGTTGTGTCAGCAGCAGGAATGGCAATCGCTACCGCCGCCATGGGTATCGGTACGGCTATTAGTACGGCGTTGAGTGGTGTAGCAAGTATCATCAGTGCTACTGGTTCGGCTATCGGAGCAGCCTTGCAGGGTATTGCTAGCGTGGTGCAATCGGTTGGTACTTCTATCAGCACAGCGGCTCAAGGTATCGGAAACGGTATTAAATCAGCGTTTGAAGGTATTTCAAGCGTAATTACATCCGCAGGTAGTGCAATTAGTAGCGTATTGAATAGCTTGGCTAATGTGTTCAACTCAATCGGTACCGCAGCTCAAAAAGCAGGGTCTGGATTCAATCAGCTTGCCAATGGTGTCGTTAAGATTACCAACACAAACTTAGGAGACATGGCTGCATCTCTTGCAGCAGTAGCCAAAGGTGTTGGGTCGATTGGTAACAACTCAGCAGGGCTTGCTCAAGCTGGTACGGGTATGACTAAGCTCGGAGATGGTATGAGCAAGGTGTCTAGCTCAGCGTCTAGCGCTGTATCTGGATTGACGTCATTCTCAAGCACGATTACAAGCATTCAATCGTCATTCACTAACTTACAATCATTGTTGACTACGGCAGGTACTGCTTTCAGTACATTCTCAAACCAAGCTAGTCAATCGCTTGCTGGGTTAACGGCTATTGTAGCCCCTATCACAGCATTCAGAACGCAAATCATGACACTAGCACCAGCCTTGATGATTGCTGCGACTGGTCTAACTCAGTTCAGTACAGTTTCAATGACGCTTACTGCTAGCATGACTTCTATCAGCTCAAGCATGACTATGTTAACTACTAGCTTAACTATGTTAGCTACTCAGTTGACTATGATCACTACGAGCATGACCATGATGGCTACTAGCTCAACTATGTTAGGGACTAGCTTAACGCTTGTAGGTACTCAATTCATGATGATTGGTACTTCATTGACCATGCTAAACACTCAATTCATGATGTTTGCAAGCAGTTTGATGCAAATGACTTCACAGCTCATGATGGCGGGTTCAGCAGTGACCATGTTTGGTGCTCAACTCATGACTGCTCAGACTGGTTTCAGCATGGTTTCCATGATGGCTACCATGGTATCTAGTCAACTTGCTATGCTTGCTAGCTCAGCCCAAATGGCAGGAGCTGGACTTGCTATGGTAAGTGCTCAAGTCATGATGCTTGCTAGCGTATTCGCTACCGTAGGAGCGGCAGCCATGACCTTGCAGGCAACAATGATGTCTCTTGGCATGGCAGTAAGTGCTGGTATGATGTCAGCAGTTCAAGCCGTAACGTCTGGAGCCATGCAAATGACTGCGGCTCTACGTTCTAGTGGTATGCAAATGGTTGCTAGCACGCAAGCCTTTATGAATCAGATTGTTTCAGCAGTCAGAAACGGCATGAATCAAGTCGTTGCCGCTATTCGTGCCGGTGGTGCTCAAATGGTAGCAGCTATGCAAGCAAGCGGACAGCAATTAGTTGCAGTTACGCAAGCAGCCGTTAACCAAGCGGCAGCGGCAGCTAGAGCAGGTTATGGAGCTTTCTTCTCAGCAGGGGCTTACATGGGACAAGGTCTTGCCGCAGGTCTGATGTCAGCTCTTGGAGCAGTTACAGCAGCAGCTAACGCCTTGGTGGCACAAGCAGAGCGTGCAGCTCAAGCCAAAGCCAAAATCCATTCGCCTTCGCATTTATTCCGTGATCAAGTTGGTTGGTATATCGGTCTTGGTATCGCTCGAGGGATTGACGAATCAGCCCCAGAGGTAGCTAATAGCTTGGATTACATCCGTGACCAAGTTAACGGCTTCAATGTTCGGGCTAATGCCATGCTCACTGGTGCCACTTCAAATATGGCTAGTCAGTTGAAAATGGAAGTGCTCAGGGATAAAACCCCAGACGCCACTATTTCAGCCCGTCAAGAAGCCTATGCTGCACATTCAGCTGGCTTGTTGAGTGATGTTATCGATGCTCTTGGAGAGCTCAAAGACCAAGTGGCACAAGGTCAAAACATGGTGCTTGATACTGGTGCATTGGTCGGTGGCACAGTTAACAATTTCAACAGTGCCATTGACACAATCAAAACACTGAAAGGACGACACAGACTATGATTACTAAAATCAAAGAATATATAGCGTTTGGCGATTTTAATAGTCGTGACGCTGGGTGGTACCTACAAAAACGTGAAGCACCCACACCGGACGAAAAAGAGATTGTCGAGTCTATCCCTTTTATGCAAGGGGTACTCGACTTCTCTAGCGTCCTGGGTGAGCGTGTCTTCGAGCCTAGAGAAATTACATACGAGTTTAAATTGCCATTTACGGAATATGAAGACCGTAAGACCGCAGAGCGTATGATTAAGTCCCGTATGGCGACTAAAACGGAGCGAAAACTATTCGATACTCACGATAGGCGTTATTACTGGATGGGAAAAATCAAGAGTATCAAGGTAGCTGATGATCCGATTAAGAAAAATCTAGTCGCTACCATCGTGTTTAAGTGCTATCCATTCGCTTTTCATGAGAACGAATACTTTGACGATGTTTGGGACACCTTCGATTTTGAAAACGATGATTCAACATGGACTAAGTGGCAGTTGGGCTACACAAGAACAGAAAGAACAATCTATTTCGTTAATTCTGGTGACACAGCCATTAGTCCAGTGGTCTATTGCGATGAAGATGTTACGCTTATTGATGCTGATGGTGTTATCTACAACCTAAAACGTGGCGAGAATAGAGATTTTGCATTAACGCTCTATCAGGGCATTAATTACTTTAGAACTAAAGGTAATGGCACAATTGCCATGCACTACAATAATGAGGTGATGGCATGACAACTTCTGGGAAAATTGAAGTATACAATATTAGTCACACTGGCTACTGTGTCAAGGTGACTGGCGCAAGCATTGATGGAGGATTGAAAGGCGTTAGCTTCCCGACTTGGAGCAGAAAAGAAAAATACTCGGAACAATTTGGCAAAGTGGCAGATCAAGACGACATAATTTGGTATCAAGGCGTGCGATGGGGTGACGAATGGTTCTGTACTGTCAATATCTCCGACCACGACTTTGATAGAGGCGAGTATTTTACCCATGTTTACCTTTATCGGCAAAACGGCACGCTCGAAGGCTTAGGCGGTGAGAAAATCACTATCCCAGACCCTCCAAATACGATGAAGAAGAGGGGCGGTTATGCTGTTTATTGGTGGCCAACCGTACACGATAGACGTGGGGATAAACTCCTCCGTAACACCATAGCACGTAAGACAATCCACAACCCTTATAGCTCAAAAGGTGGGAAAATCATCGCTGGTGAAATCACTCAAGCACTCAATACCATTAATGAGTTTACATTTGCTATCCCGTTCACCCATCCGTTGTATAACAAGATGGTTCCGTTCAAGTCTATTATCGAAGTAGTCAACCTCTACGATGGAACGATTGAGTTTGTTGGACGGGTGCTGACCACGACTAACGAAATGACAACGGATGGTTTTGCTCAGAAGGTGACGTGCGAAGACTTCCTATCGTTCCTCCACGACTCAGCTCAATGGTTCCAGAAACTGCCGAACCGTGGGGCGGGTCAGTATTTGTCAGAAATGTTAAATGTCGCAAATGGTCAAGTTGAAGATTACAAGCGATATTCTTTAAGAAAAGTAACCGTCAACAGTAGAACGGATAAACCGGTTCGCTATATTGGTTACGAGTCCACATGGGATTGTGTACGAGAGCGAATTATCAACAATATCGGTGGATATTTAAGGGTTTACGAGTTAAACACTGTGCTGCACCTAGACTGGACAAAAGACATTGGAGTTACCAAGAAATCACCAATCCAGATTGGCAAAAATATCAAATCAGCCAGTCGGTTGCTTGATTTCGATGGGCTGGCTACTCAAATTATGCCAGTAGGGGCGGATATTCAGAAAGACCATCCAGACGAAGACCAAAGCCCAGATGTTACAAGGGAGCAAATCACAATTTGGAATGTCAACAATCATAGCGTGTTCCTTGAGGATAAGGAACTAATCAAAGAGTTTGGTGTTATCCGTAAGCCAGTAATCTGGACGGAAATCGACAACCCTAGTGTTCTATTGGCTCGTGGTAAGCAGTATTTGAGAAATCAAAAAATTGCCCTAGCGAAATGGACAATTTCTGCGGTTGAGCGCTATTTGATTGACGACCGATATGATAAGTTTGAGATTGGGAATAAGCACCCGATTATCAATGCGCCACTTTCTGGGATTGAAACTTTGCAAATCTTGGAGAAGAAAATCGATATACTGAATCCACAGTCGGTTGAATTGACTATCGGATCACAATCTCAATCACTTGCAGCTTATCAGCTACAGTTACAAGAAGCTGAGAATTCAATCGAACGTGTCAAACAGAATGCTTCTGTTGCCGAAAAAACCAAACGCTTGAAGGCTCTGCAAAGTCAACTTACAGCACTTAAGAATAAGCCTAGTACTGCACCGATAGCACCAACAGCACCTAACCAACCAAAGGTAGATGCAACGCAAGAAGAATTATCAGCGTATGACAAGGCGTTTGCTGATTATCTAGCAGCCAAAGCCAACTACGATAATCAACTTGCATCATACAACATGGACGAGGAAGAACGCACTAGGACGATTAGGGATGTAGAAGCCGAAATTACACGATTACAAAACGAATTAAAAGAAGGAGGAACAAATGCCACAGAATGAAGCAGAAGGGCGCTTAAATCTATACGATGATGTGACACCTTTAGAAAACACTAAAAGCATTGACGTTTTGACTAGGGCTATCCGTAAGAAGACGAGGGGGGCGGACGTTCGAGAAGCCATTGCCAAAGCTATTGAAACAACTTACACAGATGGGACTTCCAACGGCAACGCCAATTTGGAAGTCGCAAAAGCTCGGGGGGAATATGAAACCCTAAATCAACGCCTTCAAGATATCCAAACAACCGCCAAGTCAAGTCAAGAACTAGGGGAGCGGAATGACGACAACAAGGTAGACAAGAACGGTAGTGGTCAAATCAAATGGGCAAACCTTGCGCAAGATGCAAGAGAGCAAATTTCAGGCGGCAAGGTGGCAGTGGTTGGGAACAATGCCGTTTCAACATCTAACATCGTTGATGGAGCAGTCACAGACACCAAACTTGATGAACGCATGGGGTTTGGGTTGATGATTGCAGGTCGTCTATTGATTGATGTTGCCAATTCTCAAGTGGAATTAAGCAGCGGTAGTTGGTTCCAAGTCGGAAAACGTAAAGCCAACGCCAGATATACCTTGACAGCCCCACTCCCCAAAACAGGGTTGTCGCAGTACGTTATTTACAATGATGAGACGAACTCGTTATATGTCAAAACATTAAACGACATTCAAAACATTGGTAATCGTGAAACCATCTTAGCAATCCTATTTAATGGAGCATTGGTTCACCCACAATCCTCTCCATTTGTTAAGACGGTGGGGCTCAAAGTCGGTGAACGCTTAGACTACGTGAATGCCGACTGGGGGACAGTTATCCAAGGGGAAATCACATTTGACGCCAAAACAAATACTGTCAGAGGTCAAAGAAAAGGCGACATCATTGTCTCTTTTCAAAATTATTACATTAACGGCATTGAAGATTTTGAAATTACCTTACCGAACTACTCTGGGAAATTGTTGCTCTTTGATAGAGAAAGCAAAAAGTTTCAAATAGCGGACATGGATAGTTACGACAGTCACAAGAAGAAAGATATTTCTAAAGCAGCTTCACTAATCAAGGTCGCTGAAATCTACTACGGGGAAATTAGGCACATTTCTAGCGACAGCAACATCTTTCTCGCAAACCAAGAAACTCAACGCAAACAAGACATCACACTTGAACGGTTGAAAGTTGACTTACAAACCAAGCGGACAGTTATCGTAACGCTAGGTGACTCAACAACAGATGGGTATAGAACATCTGGGTATTCAGGAAACACACTTGAAACCCTAACACCAAAACCAAAGACCTATACTGAGATTTTAAACGGTATTATCAATGGTCAAAAAGGGTATGGCTTCAACCACAAATTCTATAATCGGGGCTTCTCTGGAAAAACAATTGCTTGGTTAAAAGATAACTTGGATGCTGTCTTAGCTCCAATCACCGAAAAAATCGACTATGCTATTATCTCAATGGGAATTAATGACAGTGTTTACCAGAAGGCCAACATTCAACCTTTCGAAGAGAACCACATCGACATTGTTAAACGCTTGATATCCAAAGGGATTAAACCTATCTTGATGTCAACGCAAGCCCAATTTGAGAACTATAATCGTTTTGGCTCAAAGATTAACAGTATCGCTGATACTCTCAAGAGAGATTTGGCGAAAGAACTAGGTATTCCATTCATTGACTACAACGCTGGAACTAGAAACATTCTGAATAACTCAGAGTATAGTGTTAAGGCTCTTATTCCTGACATGTGTCATTTTGGTGATTTAGGTCATCAAAAATCGGCAGAATTTCTAGCTAGTCAGTTGATTCATCGTGTCGAGGAAGTCGTTGTCGGTGATAAGATCGGCTACCAGAATAATCGTGTTGTCTCAGACTTGAACTATTCGGATTATTTATCTGATGTTGAAAAAGAGGTTAAATTCCTACCTTCAAAGGTAGATGGGTTTGACTTAGAGGGTCACTTTAATGGGGCTCAAAAGACCATGTTTGAAGTTTTGGTTTATGTCAATAAACCAGTTGTAGTTAAATACTTCGGGGAGAACGTGTCTGTAAGTAGCAACGGTGCTAACTTGGATGATGGCGCACGGTTGGATGTTGGTCTCTACAAGATTTCAGTTAAAAACACGCCAAATCAACCATCATCCTTCCGTGGTTTGAAATTTGAGTAGAAGGGGGAATATTGAACAAGCCAGATGGAATTTGGGGGATTTTGGATGTTGTACGGAACTTTTACGAGCATGGGATAGATGACCATTTATGGGTGTTCCTACTAATGATTATCATTGCTAGTGATATCGTGGTGGGAGTATCCAGGGCGTGGGCTTATCATGAGTTTTCAAGCTCTAAATTCAGAAAAGGGCTTGTCAGTCATACTGCTATGATTATCTTTGTAGCCATCTTCTATCCGTTCGCTAATTTCATGAATTTAGGCGGGATGTTAGATGCCTTTATCATGGCTATGATTGCAGCTTATGGCTCTAGTATTCTAGCTAGCTTATCGGCCCTAGGGGTGGAAATTCCGTACTTTGATAAGTACATAAAAAAAAATATCGACAAAGACAAATTTAATTTAACTTCGATTGAAGAAGAAAAGGAGAAAACAGAAAATGATTAATTTTAAACTACGCTTACAAAACAAAGCTACTCTAGTAGCTCTTATCTCAGCAGTGTTCTTGATGTTGCAACAATTTGGGCTTAATATCCCTAGCAACATTCAAGAGGGCGTAAATACCCTTGTTGTGATCTTGGTAATTTTGGGAATCGTTACAGACCCAACAACTAAGGGCGTAGCTGATAGCGAGCGAGCATTGAATTACCACAGCCCTCGTGAGGACTAGCCTATGGCTAAGCTCATGACCTCTATCAACCAAATCGAGGGTGGGGACGTCCTAAAATCTGGGGACACCACTTCCGTATTTGGTTTTGAAATTTTGGGTTACGATGGTAAACGCATGGAGCTGTCCGGAACTGGTAAGCTGACACTTTCCAATGACGAAACGGTGGCACTTTATCAAGATGTTACCGTTGAAAATGGGCGTTTCTCATTCTCAATGGGGAGTGTAGTAGCCACTGGGACTTACTACCTTGAAATTAAACTGGATGGACATATCTTTCCATCTAACAATTTCAAAGTGAAAGTGAAGAACTCACTGAATGCAGATAGCGTCGTGCCATCGGACAAGAGCCCTAAATTAAAACTACTAGCGGATGAATTGCGAGATTCTGGGTTAATTACTGGTGGCAGTGATACCACGGAAGACCCACTTGTAACAAAATCTCAACTACCTACAAGTGAAATTGACACTTTAAAACAAAAGGTTGAAGAGTTGGAAAGAATGCTTACGGAGATTAAACAGAGCATTCAAAAATAATTATGAGAAAGGAGAACTATGACATCTAAAACACAGTTATTAAACACGCTTGAAAACCTAGTCAATCAACGTGTCACTGTTCCAACCAATTCTTATGGCGGGCAATGTATAAGTTTGATTGATAACGTGCTACAGTATCAAGGGCTGTTTAACCTTGATTTTAGCTATTTAAACGCCATTGATGGCTTAAGCCGTGCAGAAAGCCTAGGTCTTAAAGTTACACGTTTTAATGGCTCTAACAACCCACCAGTTGGGAGCGTTTGGGTAACTAACTGCTTACCATATCACCAGTTTGGGCATATCGGTTTTGTTGTTGCAGAAAACCCAGACGGCACAGTAACCACAATCGAGCAGAATATTGATGGTAACGGTGACGCCTTATATAACGGCGGATGGACACGCAAGGTTACTCGAAATCTTGATAGCGCTGGTAATTTCAGCTATGTTGACCGGTCAGCACCAAGTCAGCAAATGGTTGGATGGTTTGAATTGCCGTTCGATGGTATGGCACAGAATGCTTATTTCATCGATGTGTCAGCTTATCAACCAGGCGACTTAACTAGTATCTGTAGTGCTAGCGGTACGAACAATACAGTTATCAAAGTGACCGAGGGCGTGGACTGGGTTAGTCCGGTAGCATCTCAACAAACCAACACAAGTAACTGTATTGGTTACTATCATTTCGCCCGTTTTGGTGGAGACGTGGCAACGGCGCAAGCTGAAGCTAACTACTTTATCAGTAATCTGCCATCACACCCACGCTATTTGGTTTGTGATTACGAGGACGGGGCAAGCGGTGATAAACAAGCGAATACTAATGCAGTCCTAGCATTTATGGATATCTGTAAAGCAAACGGCTTTGAGCCAATCTATTACAGTTACAAGCCGTACACGCTAGCTAATGTGTATGTAGATCAAATCACTGCACGCTATCCCAATAGCCTATGGATTGCAGCCTATCCAGATTACGAGGTACGCCCAGAGCCATATTGGGGCGTGTATCCAAACATGGAGCACACACGTTGGTGGCAGTTTACATCAACCGGCTTAGCTGGTGGATTGGATAAGAACGTAGTCGTTATTAACGATGGCGACAATTTAGTAAATCAGAAAGAGGAAGAAGAAAATATGGATTATGTATTGCGTAGCGAAAGCGGAAGCCAAGGATATCTTGGTGTAGTTAATGGTCGTGTGTTTGGTATTGGCTCAATGGGAACAGTCGATGCTCTACGCTCAGCGGGTGCTAAACACTTGATGTTGCCAGACGATGATTTCGACCGTTTCTTGAACAGTCAATCAAATGACACGGCAGCAGTCTCTAAGGCAATCAATGAAGCTAGTGCTTCAGTAGTTAAGGCTATTGAAGAACGAGCACAAGCCACACAAGGGCAAACTGGGAAATAATTAGACCACGAAAACTATAAACTGAAAAGGAGTATATCACCTCCCGACAGACCACAGTTCGGACATCATGGTGGTAGTGGTCGAAGCCTCAGCGTCTTGCTGGGGCTTTTTTTATTTGCTATAATATACATGAGACGACAATCCCCCTGCATCCATTATGGACAGATACGTTCTGACGCAGGGTTTTTTTATTTATTTACTATGGATTGTGGTATAATTTTATAAAAGGGTTGATATTCTTCGCTTAAAACGTGCATATCATCCCCTTTCTAGCAATATTTCATACTCGGTTAAGGATTGTTTCGACAGTCCTTTTTGTGTTATAATGATATTGGTTTTGAGAATAGCCTTCATAGGTAGACGCCGCCCCTTTTATGGGCGGTTTTTTATTTAGACATTTAATCTAAATAGAGGTACACTATAAATGGACTTTAACGTTCAATGTTTTTGTTTTTTTCATGCCGCTTGGTAGCTAATGCTGCCAAGTTTTTTTATGCTCGAATCAAGAATTTTAGTAACCTTGATTGAAATG